ATAAGGCAGCGAAGCTGAAAAGCCTGAATAAGGAGCGGGCTACGTTAGATAGCGCGATAGCGCAAGCGGAGCGAAGCGTCACGAAGTATGATCGCGAGCTTGGCTTGTTGGCTAACAAGACTTGTCACGCTTGTGAACAAGAGCTACATGACCATAAGCATGAAGAAATGACTGCTGTCGCACAAGCACACCTTGACGAGGCCCGGCAATATTATGCCAAGGTCGAAAAAGATTTGGCTAAAATTGTCGCGGACATAGCAGAACTGGGCGAAGTAACCACTAGACCCAACACATATTACGACACAGTTGAGCAGGCTCTCAAGCATCAGAATAACTTAAAGAGTCTAGAAACTAACCTAACAGTTAAAGCAGGTGAGCAAGATCCTTATCAAGAACAGATAGATGAGCTACGTCATACTGCTATTCAGGAGATTTCTTGGGATCATGTCAATACACTCAGCAGTTTAAAGGACCATCAGGAGTTCTTGCTCAAGCTATTGACGTCAAAAGACTCGTTTATCCGCAAGAAAATCATTGATCAGAATCTGGCTTATCTTAATAATCGCTTGACCTACTACTTAGATCGCATGGGTTTACCGCATACTGTCATGTTCCAGAACGATTTATCTGTGCTGATCACACAGCTAGGGCAAGATTTAGACTTTGATAACCTATCGCGTGGTGAGCGTAATCGACTAATATTAGGTTTGTCATGGGCTTTCCGTGATGTTTGGGAATCACTGTATCAGCAGATTAACCTGTTGTTTGTTGATGAATTGATAGACAACGGCCTAGATGCGTCAGGTGTAGAGGGCGCACTGGCAGTACTTAAGAAGATGGCACGTGAGCGCAAGAAGAATATTTTCTTGATATCGCACAAAGATGAACTGATCGGGCGTGTCAACAACGTATTAAAGGTCGTTAAGGAAAACGGATTCACTAGTTATGCTAATGATTTGGAGATTACCGATTGATTGACAAGGACGAAGAGCTACATCGTGAGCTGATGGCTACATTTCGCAAGTATTTTGAGGAGAATCAGCAGTGGTTCAACGATGATACTTACGCCAGTACCATACGACTTCGTCATTTATTATCAGATATTAGGCACATTTGTTCGGCAAGACGTAAGGCAATTAGGCTTTGGCAAGTAGAAAAGCGAGCGCAACTAGATGAACGCAAGGTTCGTCGCGCTCAAAAGAAGGCACAAGGGGACAGTAACGACACTAACTAATTGATGTCATGGTACTATCAAGATCAATTAGTTTCAGAACTTCCTGAAGATTGTGTAGGATTCGTATATATAATCACGAATACTATTACAGGTCGCATGTACATAGGCAAAAAACTAGCAAAATTTTCTAAAACAGTCACAAAGACAGTAAAATTAAAGAACGGCACCAAGAAAAAAAAGAAAATCCGTAGCAAAATTGACTCGGACTGGCCCACATATTATGGCTCAAGTCCAGAATTAACCAAGGATGTTACGCAGTTAGGAACAGAAAACTTTCGCAGAGAAATACTTTTTTACTGTATTTCCAAAGCAGAAATGTCGTATGTAGAGGCTAGAGAGCAGTTTTCACGCAGAGTTTTAGAGTCAAACGACTACTATAACGGCCATATTCAAGTGCGTGTACACGGCTCACACATTAAGAAACTCCAAGAAAACAAGGCAAAATAACGCCAAATAAGCCCGCACCGGCGCAGTTAAGGTGCCCGTAATCCGCTCTGATGTGTGGCGGTAAGGAGTGTCTGCTTGGCGCAGATCAGCAAAGTCACTATCCTTTACAGGACGACGATCAGATATGCCTCAAACTGGTTTGACTTGCAAGAAACAAATTTAAAAGGCTAAAAGAAGGGAGAAAAACCCTGGATTAGTATATATGGTAGCGAATGTATACTAATTGCCGTCATATAAAGACTTGGCTCGAGGTACCGGATGACCGCCTCTGTAACGCCATATTGCTACTGTGATCATGTTCAACTCAGATAATGTCCACGTTTTGCCCGGCTAGGGCAAAGTGTGACTGAACAATCTAGATAATATCTTAAGTGCTTCGCACTATAAATCGATTAAAGAAATAAGAAAAGTTTGAGCGCGAGCGAAAAACAGAAGAACGTAGTTCTTCTTTATATTAGAGGCATACGAGTTTCTTTAGTAGCTTCAAGATTAGATTTAATCACACTATATATCATGTCACGATCTTCGTAACTGTAGTAGTTAAGCAGTTCCGTGACTGAAACACCGCCACGCATGTACCAGGATATGCGAAATAGTTCTTGCTTGAATTCTTTGATTTCGTTGTCTAGCCTAATTAGACGCCGTTCTACTTCTTCAGGTGCTAGTCCAATTAGGCTTTGACGAAAAAATTTGATTCATCCAGCTCTACTTTGATGCTGTCCTGTTTGCCGCAGTTCTCACAGACAACATCAAAAGGAGGAACAGACCAGATTTCATTGTTCTTGATGTTTTGTTCTCTGATGTTGTCGAACACAGTCTTGTCACAGTTGTCAACCCATTCGTTGATAAATTCAGATTCTGTAACCACTTGAGCACCAGTGTCAATGCTTTCTATAATGCTTTTGATAATGTCTGTTTGCAGTTTGCCCAGTTCTTCGAACAGTCTTTTCATTTGTTCAGTGCGAGCATCACCTTGTTCCATTTGATCTGCTTGCACCATCTGCTGTTGCAGTTGGAAGTTGCGAATACCAAACTCTGTAGTGGTTTTATAATCAAGTGGATGTAGTTTAATTTTTAAACTGCCCACAGACACAGAGTTGTTGTACTGACAACTCATATAGTGCTCAATGATTTTGTTAAGATCTAGATCGTAATCATTGTCGGTTTGACAGCCGGGGCACTTGCTGGTCACGCTGAGTGTGTTGCCGAATGTGGCAATTTTTATTGCGGCCAATATGGCATTGATGTCGATTATGGGAATATCCCAAGGATCTTTGATGTTAGGACAGCAACTGGTAATGACCTGTGCTGTGCTTTGCCCTGTTAACAGCGAATCAGGAGTCTTCATTATAATTTCGTCCATGCCAGTCATGCCGTAAACAGGCATGTGTGTAACATCGCCCTGTATGTTGCCGGGCTTGGAATATGCACCCCCTGATGGTAACTTGATATAAACTTTTGGTTGTCTAAAGTACTGCTGTAATGGGTTTGTGGCCATGATAATAACTCCGGATAGTCATGTATTTATATACGCACTTTTTGGCCTATTTTTTATTGAATCTTGTATCTAGGTAAATATAACTATGAAAGTATACGAAATCATCAGAGAAGCTGCCACTGCGCCTCCTAAATTAACTCCGGCTGAGATTAAAACTGCTGTCCAGAGTAATCAGAAGATGCAACAAGATATTATAGATCTTTATGAAAAACTAAAGACAGATGAAGCTGGCAAAAAGAGCGGACTTCAGAAAGTCTATGAACGTGCGGGCAAACTCAACTGGATTATCAAGCTGTTTAGTGTAGGATTAGCTCTAGGTGAATTAGTTTATCTAATGGATGTCTGTGATGAAATGTACATTAAAGGCGATCTTGATCCTTATTCTTTTAGAGAAAAACGACAGGCTTTGATCACAATATGGATGATTAGAACCTTTGCTCCATTCCTTGCAGGTATAGTTCGTATGGCCGCTTGGGTAGTTGGCGTTGGAGGATTCTTGTTACAGCTAGCAACTCTAGGAACAATACCTGTTGCTGGAATTGGATCTATATTTGCTATTGCAACTGAAACTGTGCTGTTTACTGCAATATCTGCTTTCCTACAAAGTAAAACATTTGAACTATGGTGCGCACAGCATGTGAGTACATTGGCCTATTTTGGTTACTGGCCAGAAGAAGCCTACGATGAACTGCGCAAACTGTTTAGCGAAATTCCTGTGATCAATACTTGGATGAAAGACCAGGGCATGGGTGCTCGTGATCATCAAGCGCAAGAAAAGAAACGTAGAAATCCTGCAGGAGCTGCCGCAGATGCTGCCGCCCAAGCCAAGATAGATGCAGACAACGCTCGAATTGAAAAGAATACTGTGCGTGTTGCCGGTGTCCGAGTTACTGATCAAGATGGATATCTTGATCCTATGGCATACAATAATCCAGATGTTCAGTATGCTATCAAATATACTCCAGATGATCCTAATGTAAAACGTCTAGCCACAGTGCCTAAAAAGGCAGGTGTTGATTATAGTACACTAACACCGCGAATGATCTAACTAGGATCTAATTATGACTCAAGAAGAATTACTAGAAGAACAGAAAAAGACCAATAGGCTTTTGCAAGCTCTTGCAGGTAAGAATGCCAGTATAACTCCCGAAATTGATACAAAAACATTTGCTGGCAATATGCTGGCAGCGGCTGAAAAGTTTAATCCTTTGTCATCTGCACTAAGTGGCGCCAGTGCCGCTATGAACGCGGCCAAAACAGTATATGCCGATCTAGAAGGTGTAATTAAACCTAATCTTGACACTTGGCGTAGATTAAGTAATACCGGATCGTCATTTGGCGGTAGTATTGTAGACATGATAGGAGCTGCCAAGGCGGCACGTGTTAGTGTAGAAAGTTTTGCAGAATTAGTTTCAAAGAATGCCGGCAGTTTTAACGGGCTGACCGGTCAAATAGGACGAGGAGCAGATGCATTTGCTAAATTTAGTAATGACTTTGCTAACAGTAGTACTCATAGTACCGAAACTCTTAAAGCTCTAGGATACAGTGCAGAAGATATAAACGATGTACTAGCATTACAATTAAGTAATTATCAAACAATTAATCTCCAAGACGAAGCGGCAACAAACAGAGCTATATTGGCTGCCACAGAGCTAGCAACTCAAATGGATGCTATGGCTAAACTTACAGGTGTTAGCCGTAAACAGCAAGAAGAAATAATGAGAAAAGCGCAAACAGACCAGCAAGCAGAAGCTCAACTACGTAAGTTAACCGCTAATATGGAGGCAAAAGATGCTCAAGCATTTCGAGATAATTATGAAAAACAAAGATTAGCCGCGGCATTACGTGGTGAAGAACAATTATTTAAAGAAGTCTTTGCACAAAGCACAGTAACTAGTAAGGAAGCAGGTAGACAGCTAGCTCTTACTGGTGCTCAAGGACAAGCTACAGTTAATGCGGCTTTAGCCAGTACTAAAGGCAACATAGATGCGGCTAATGCGTATACTAAAGAAGCACAAGTGCAAATGATTAAAAATGCGCATGATGTTAATTATCTAACCATTCAAGCAATGAGTCCTGCTAATGCAAACGCTAAAACTTTACAAGAGGTCTCAGCCGCAAGTGCTAATACTATAAGAGCAGAATCAGCTGTTAGACAAGAATTAACAGAAAAAGGATTGCTAGCAGGTAAGACTGATCTTGAACAAGCTCGTATAATACAAGAAGAATTATCAAAAAGAGCACTAGCAAAAACTGACCCCAAAGGAGGTGCCGCTTCAACACAAACTCTTGTTGATTTAGAATCTCGAGCAGGTGATGTGGCTAATGCTTTAACAAATCAGTTAATAGTTCCTTTAAATCGAGACATTGGCCCAAATTTGGCAGCAATCAATCAAAAATATCTACGCGGTGATGTAGTTGTAAACGGAAAAACAACTACGTACGGCAAAGCCACTGAGGATACAGTTAAAGAAGAATACAATAGACAAACAACGCCGATAGTTGGCAAAACAGGCAATGACGTGTTAGACGCAAAAAGCAATGCTAAAGGCGAACAGTATCTAACTGAAAGCAGTCTTAGAGCGGCAACCGATATTGGAAAAACTATCGGTAATGCAATTATAGATGCTGTGAAGACTGTAACTCCAAAAGCAGAAGGTCGTGCTGGCGGTAGTCCAGGTATCGGTGATTTCCTAGGCGGCGGTAGCTTTAATAACATGTTTGAAAATTTTGGTGCTGGCAAATTAATGGAACTACATGGTAATGAAGTAGTTGCAACCAAAAATCAAATGGAACAGATTATCAATAAGGCGCAAGGTGCTGTAGGCGGACTAGCCAACAACAGCAAGTCTACTCTAGACGATATACATGCAACTTTAGAAAAGTTAAATACTACTATGATGCAAGTAGCCAGAGAAACTGCCAATGCAGTTAGTACCGCTGAAAAGCAAGTAAGAGCTACTAAGAGTTTGTCAGATAATAGATACGCTTAATCCAGGACATAATTAGATGAGTTGGAAAAAATACTTTACCCCAGTACCAGTAGACGGACAAGTTTTAAGTCCAATAAATGGACAATTTAACGGCAGTCGTCCTGGACCAGCACGTACTAATTATTCTAGTTATCTTCCTGATGTTTATACAGGATCACCTAATCGTGTTGAACGTTATGGACAGTACGAAGTCATGGACAGCGATCCAGAAGTTAATGCCGCACTAGACATTTTAGCAGAATTTTGTACGCAAAAGTTAAAAGATGGCAAAAGTCCTTTTGCAGTCCACTGGCGTTCAAAGGCTACTAATGCTGAAGTAAAAATCTTAGGCGAGTACTTGCAACAATGGAACAAACTACAAAAGTTTGACACACGTATTTTTAAAATTGTACGCAATGTATTCAAGTACGGTGATGCTTTTTTCATCCGTGATCCAGAAAATCAAAAGTGGAGTTACATAGATCCCGCACAGTTGATTAAAATTATTGTTAATGAATCAGAAGGTAAAAAACCTGAGCAGTATATTATTAAAGATTTAGCACCTAACTTTGAAAACTTAGTCGCTACAATGATTACACCACAAGTTGGACCACGTCAAGGCGGACAAGGTTCACAACCTAGCGGTGGTAGTTTTGGTGGTAGCACTAGCGGTGGCCCGGGCGGTGGCAAAGGTCCTAGTCCAGGCAACACAAGTCGTTTTGGACTTAATCAGAAAGAATCAGCTGTTGACGCTCAACACGTTGTTCACCTAAGTTTATCAGAAGGATTAGACAATAACTACCCATTTGGTAACAGTTTATTAGAAAATGTTTTTAAAGTCTACAAGCAAAAAGAATTGCTTGAAGATGCTATCTTAATCTATCGTATAAGCCGTGCTCCAGAGCGTCGCGTGTTTACTATTGACGTGGGCAATATGCCAAGTCACCTTGCTATGGCATTCGTAGAACGTGTTAAAAACGAAATTCACCAACGCCGTATCCCGAGTCAAACTGGTGGCGGACAAAACGTTATCGATTCAGCATACAATCCATTAAGTATCAACGAAGACTACTTCTTTCCTAAGACAGCTAGCGGACAAGGTTCAGATGTTAAGATGCTTGAAGGCGGTAAGAACATTGGTGAAATTGATGATTTGAAGTATTTTACTAATAAATTATTCCGAGGTTTGCGTATTCCTAGTAGCTACTTGCCAACAGGCGCAGAAGACAGTCAGAATCAATTTAATGACGGGCGTGTTGGTACTGCTTATATTCAAGAGCTACGCTTTAACAAGTACTGCGAACGCTTACAAAGTCTAATTACAACCATATTTGACGAAGAATTTAAACTGTATTTGTACTCTAAAGGTGTTAATATTGATGCAGGATTGTTTGAATTAACATTCAATCCTCCAATGAACTTTGCATCAAGCCGTCAAGTTACAATGGATGCAGAGCGTATCAACACATTTAATACTGTACAAGCCATTCCTTATATCAGTAAGCGTTTTGCAGTTAAACGATTCCTTGGTTTAACTGATGAAGAGATTGCAGAAAATGAACGCATGTGGGGCGAAGAAAACGGCAAAGGACAGCCTACGGCCACTGATGCTGCCGGCGAATTACGTTCAGCAGGACTAAGTGCTAGTGGTATAGAAGGCGATATGGGAATGGCAGGCGACATGACGGCACCTGAAGATATGCAAACCCCAGAGTCAGAAGCGGGTGCCGCAGGTAGTCCAGGTGGTATGCCTGGAGCACCAAGCGGACCACCAGGTGGTAATGCAGGCCCAGTTGCATAAATATTAATATGATCCTAAGAGAATTGTTTTATATTGATCCTGATACACGTCACGTAGCTAACGATCTGCGCTATGATGCAGGCCGTGATAACGCTATGTTGCATCGTGACGACACTCGTAAGACAAGATTAACTCTTAAACAAATCAACGAACTACGTAAAAGTACTGAAGCACACATATTAGAGCAAGAAAAAGAATTAGAATTTATTCACGCAATGTATGCGGCACCTGCTCCAGAAGCTGGTGCACCGCCTCAGTAATCACAAAAATTGTCAAAACTTGTCGTTTTTGACACATATCTAGCCACTTTTTACATAAACATGTAAATATATTACAGCCTTGTATCTATAATCACAGGAGAACACAACATGACTGACCGCGCTCAATTTGAAGCAATGCTTGAAGCTTTGATCAATGAAGATCAAGAAACAGCAAAAGAAATTTTCCACAATATCGTAGTAGGAAAATCACGTGAAATCTACGAAGAATTACTAGCCGAAGATTTTAGTAAAGATCAAGGCAATCCTTACGGTTCCGAAGAGGAAGAAGAGGAAGAGGAAGAAGAAGGTTTTGATAATAAGCCCGAGGAAGAAGAAGGCGAAGAGGAAGAAGAAGGCGAAGAGGAAGAAGAAGGCGAAGAAGAAGAAGATGGTAATGCCGATGATTCCGAAGAAGATCCTTTTGCAGACAGCGAAGAAGACAGCGATCCTGAAGAGGGTGGTGGCGATGTTGAAGATCGCGTAATGGATTTAGAAGATGCTCTAGAAGACCTAAAAGCAGAATTTGAAATGTTGCTAAAAGGTGAGCAAGAAGAAGAAGAAAATGAGCCAGGAATTCACGGTGAAGGCGAGCCAATGCATGATTTAGCCGCACAAGTACACGGTGATGACGATGGCGGTGCCGATGTTGGTGGACCGGACGAACTAGCAGGACTAATGGAATATGTTAACAAGATTGGCGCTCCATACAGTTCAGGTGCTAACATTGCTGGTACTAAAGAAGGACAACACGTTGGTGCTCAAGCAGGTTCAGTTACATCTGCTATGAACGTAAAATCAACAATTGATAACATGAAGAACGATATGGGCGGTACAACTGCTAACATCGCTCAAAACCATGTCGAAGTACACGGTGATGCAGGCGTTAAAGCAGGCGGAACTAAAGGTGGTTTACTAGCTCCAAGTACAAAGCCATTGATTGGTAAAGTACAAAACACACCAGGTGTTGATGCAGGCAAGACAGGTTTCAAGACTCGCGTAAAAGGCGGTGGTATTGATGCACAGTCAGGCTTTGATCAACCAGGCAAGCAAGTTGGTGCTAAAGACTCAAGTGGACGTGGCGAAAGCAACACTAAGTCTTTAATCAGCAAGCGTGTACGTTAATAGATAAACAGAGACTATACTAAGTATGTCACTATACCTCCGAGAGAATCTCAGTTTCAACGAAGCAAAAATGATCGTTGAATCTGATGACAAAGATGGGAAAAACTTATACATGTCCGGGATTTGTATCC